TTACTGGAAGTGAAACGGTGGATGCGCTTATGCGTCGACAAGTTAAACAAGAATTGCGCAGAAAAGTAGCGATTGCTGAAGAGAAGCGTAAAAGAAGAATGCACGAAGGTCGATGACCTTGGGCAATATAGATCAAGAAGAACCCTGCCCAGAATGTGGCGAGGTTATGATATTAGATGGCGAAGCCCGTATTTGCTATGAATGCTGGAACAAACTTGTGATTGCAGAAGCAGAAGAAGAATGATTCATATAGGAGTGTATACAACGTGTATACATGGCGAAACTATATTGGAGAATTAAGAAGAACGGAAAGTGGACTTGGACACCTTTCAGTAACACGAATTCAATTGTTGATTACAAAAGTGAATCGGGTTGGAGTTATTCGAAAGATTCGAATAAAGAGGAGGAAGAAGAATGATTGACTGTTGGAAAATTCATGATTGGTTTCGGATCCACGAACCAGAACGATCACAATGTCCTCATTGTTGGCGAGAATTATGAGAGAACTTTGTGAGAGCTGTAAGCGACTCATCGAATTGTTTGGGACAAATGAATATGCAGTACCATGGCGTTGTAAATGTAATGCAACGGACAATCCTGATAATCAGGGGCAGTCGGTACAACAGGTGTTAACACCCGTACCCCAGAAACACGATCCATTTGCAAAATGGCGTGGCCGATTCCAATACTGGATGGCGTATTTGAGACGCAACCAGTAGAAAGTACCAAAGACTTTCACCTTCGGTGGAAGAGGCGTGAAGGTCGAGAAGATAAGTCCGCTTATCTGCAGCGAGTCGTAAGACCCCACAGTCTTCACAGGGGTGGTGTGGACAAAGATTATACATTGTATAGTCCCACACCCTGAATATGGCTCGCCGTAATAGCAAGAGAAAGATGAAGAATATTGATCCAGCAGTACAGACATTCACAATGGGAATTCCTGTTGGTCCATTTGCAACTATTGATGCAACAGTAGATCTAAGCCAAATGGCTAGTCTGATGAACAGAAGGTTCTACCGTCAAGGATTGAACTGGGCAGTTGCAGGTTTCAAAGTGAAAGCAACGCAAACTGGTAGTTTAGATATTGCCAAATTACCCAATACCTGGGTTATGTCTAATTCTTGGACTAAAGGATTCAAGACATGGCAAGAGATGAACAATAAAGCACTTGATGAAGCAGATTCAGTAAGTGGTCGATTCTTGGATTTCAAGATTTATGCTGATGCAGCGCATCATGCTGCAGGATATAGTGCTAATCTATTGCCTGTTGATGCCACTGGAAATGCCGCTGTCCCTGGACAGTGGATTCCAAGTGAAATCAGAACACCAGTCGGAGGTGCAGGAACTCTGCCCTACGAGATTATAGCAACAGGAGATAACTATCCTGGTGTTGGAGCATCTGGAAAAGATGCGGTTTCCCTGATTCAGGGATATGCAAACTCACGGGCCCTTCCGTCAGTGAGTGATCCTAATACTCCAGCGGAGCTAACAGATGCAATTGGAACTACTCCTGAGAATTGGATGACTGCCTTATCTAATGAAGGCACTGCTCAAGATGGTGAAGTATTGGCAGACGTCTCAGCGTATGACCAACCACCGTATCCTTACGAGAATAACGGAAGTGTTACGACAACACATTATCCTGGCGGTGGAACACAATTGCCAGGTTTACAAGCACATGATTTCCAGAATTTTACTGGTACCACCATTTCAAAGATAACATATCTTAAGGGTGGTAATTTCCCATGTGGTTTAATCAGATTGAGAGCCGCTAATACGAGCGATCAACCTGATGTATTCATCGTCCAGATAGACATGGTCCCTGGTGGACACCGTGGTTACATGGCTGAATCAATGCTGGAGATGTGAAATTGATGCAAGCAGTAGCAGAGAACGCAAAGGAACTAACTTTGGGTGCGAAACTCTTGAAGCAATTAAAAGAGAATCGAGTTGAGGCAATGATCGTAACGATTTTGCTATATTCAACTGGACTTCTTGAGAAAGCGTATTTTGCAGGTGTTGGGGTCTGCTAATGCAATGCAACCATTACAACGGAAATACAAGATGTAAAGCGCATGCCCTGAAAGCGCAACGAAAATGCATGTTTCATGCTAAGCCAGGGCAGAAAAAGATTTACCGAGGACGGAAGTGAAAAACGATGCCATTTTTTGAAATAGGAGGAGAAGTCTTTGAAACTGAATACGGCCCGATCACAGAAAAAGAAGTGTTTGAGGCAATTGACGATATGACTGCTTTTTATATTTTAAGCGAGGGTGATTTTAGTGATTTTAAACTCAAAGCAGCTGAGGACAAGATTATGGGTATTGCACATGAAACTATGGAACGTGTTGTTAACACTTCTTTGGGTATTGGTCTTGGTATCAGTTCTTTGGTACCAGGTCCGATGGGTGGACCTGTCAGAAAGTCCATTGGTCTTTTTGCTGGTGGTGTGCGCCTTGTTACTGGAAGTGAAACGGTGGATGCGCTTATGCGTCGACAAGTTAAACAAGAATTGCGCAGAAAAGTAGCGATTGCTGAAGAGAAGCGTAAAAGAAGAATGCACGAAGGTCGATGACCTTGGGCAATATAGATCAAGAAGAACC